AGGCTGCGAAAGCTAGAAGAGAGGGTCGTGCAGCTGCAGGAGTAGAGGGTGAAGATGGTGCTGATTTTGATGGCCCATTCGCTGGTATATTAAAAATACTAAAAGGTGCAGCTGTAGCTATCTTAATACCAATCGTAGCTATCGCTAGTTTTGTTAGCTCAGTTTGGCTTGAAACAGCTAAGGGTATCACTACACTTACAAAACTTTTAAAAACAAAATTTATTAAAACTTTTCCTAATACAATTAAAGCTTTAGGTGGATTTTTCAAAAGTATAGGGGCATTCTTTACTTCAAAACTTCCTAAAACTGTAGGTGCTGTATCAAAAACTGCAGGATTTATTGGTGGTAAAATTAGTGGTTTCTTTAATGTTATCAGAAATGCTTTCGGTAGAATAATGAAATTTCTATCACCAGGAATTAAAGCTGTTAGTAACTTCATTAGAGGTAGTAGAATATTATCAGGTGTCTCTATAGTATTTAAAATGTTAGGTAGAATATTTTATCCAATACAGTTATTAATATCTACAATAAAGGGAATATTTCAAGGAGTCAAAGACGCTAAAGCTCAAGAAGGTGGTATAGTATCAAAAATATTTGCAGGGGCTGTAGGATTTTTCAAAGGTTTCTTTTCATTTTTAGTAGGTGGTCTACTAGATGCTATCAAAGGTGCGTTTAGTTTTATACTTGACAAAATAGGTTTAGACTCAGCTGCTGACTTTTTAAGAAGTTTTAATTTTACAGACTTAATAGGAAAAGCTTTTGACGGAATTAAAAACGCTATTTTTAAAGTTGTTGACTTTATCAAAAACTTTGTACCGGCTTTATTTGCAGGATTCTCAGCTGCAGCTAAAAATTTATTTAGTTCTCCTGTTAAAAGTTTTAAAGAAGCTTTCAATGCCAGATTCAATCAAGGTGGTGGAGCTGATGCAGCTACTGGAGGAGCAGATACATCCACAGATATTACAAACACAGCTGGAGATACAGGTACAACCATAGGTGAAGGAACTGCAGCAAATGAAACTGAGAGAAGTGGTATCTCCAGAAGAGATAGAGATTCTAGAGGTAATTTAATAAACACCGTTGTTAATAATTCTAATGTTAACAACTCAAATAATTTTACTCCTGAAAACACTTCTACAAGTGACCAGGCATATTCAGCAGCGGGTGACTAAATACAATTTCAATCAAGTTCAAGATTTACTTTTCAATAATCATTGTAAGGTAACATTTCGAAGTCTTACATCAAATAAGATTCATGAAGGCACTTATCATATACCAAAGAAGTTTCAATCTTTTGGTAATAAAATTCTAGTAAGTAATTTTCATACAGGCGAGTATGAAGATATTGAAATCTCTACTATAGAAAGTATAGTAAAGGTGGAAGTCTAGCCCCTCGACCCGCTGATTCTTCCGATACCACCTGCCGCTGTTGATATCTTTCCTCATTTGACGCCAAGATTCCCCAATCTTTGACAAGCCCTTCGCTCAGTCTTGAGCGATTCTGTAAACTGACACGAAGTTTACATCCCTTATTCTGTTTAGGTAAGTATTATTTATAACACTTCACTATGAATCAGCTGCAAGTTTTTCGAAATAACTTAGTGATTCTTTTTCTTCGTTAGAGCTGGTTGGCTCAGCCATTTCACTTATTGGTAATTCTGGCTCTGCAACTGTAGACGAAAAGTTATCAGAATTATCTTCTGCTATTGTCTCAGCTGTAGTAGTAGGAATACCTTCATTACTAATACCTAATACTCTTTCGAATCTTTCTTTCAACTCTTCATAAGACTTGAATTGGTCTGGAGCGATTATCTCACCTAAAGAATGTTGTTTATTATAAACTTCTTCTAATTGAGAATCATCTTCAAACAAAGGACCAGAATTAGCAAATTCTGACTTGTCATAGTTCCAATAACCATCTACTTTTCTTACTTTAAGTTTAAAGTCAGCACCTTCCCATAAATCAAATGGATTCACTGGAGTTTCATCTTCAAATTGAGGATGCATTACATCTTTTAACATTTCAAAGATTTTTTTACCGTACCTAAACAACATAACTTTACCTTCGAATTCAGGATGCTTAGGGTCTGAAACAACATAGATGTTAGAAACATAGTGTAATCTACGCTTCTGTTTTCTAGCTTGGTCTTTCTTCGCCTCGTCACCTGAGTTCCATAACTGAGTATTAAATTCAGATACAGGGTCTTTTTTGTTTAAAGTGGTTAGAGACTTTTCAATATACCAACCACCTGGTCCTTGAAAACCGTGGTCCCAATATTGAGCCCATGGTAATTCTTCACCATTTGATGCTGGTAAAAAACGAATGATAGCGTAACCATTTCCAGATTTATCTAGTTCTGGTCTCCAATATCTATCGTCTGAAAAGTTTTTTGTGGAAGCCTCAGAAGTTTCACCTTCTAAAGCCTTTTGAAGTTTGTCGAATCCGCCTCGACTGCGTTTTAGCTCATTAAATGACATTTTATCTCCTATTTTATTTTATTGTATAACTATCGTATAAAGCTATCGTATTTTAGTGGTTCAAGTTTCCCATCACCACGATCTATATAGTAACGCACGAACTCGAATTCGTCAAGGACTTTTCTTATTTGTGCGTCTTGACTTCCCGATAAACTATTCGGGTCGTCTGTACCGAATCCTAATCTAGGAGTATCTTTCTCTCTTAGATAATTATCAGTACCTGCATATATATTTTGACACACATCTGGATTAAAGTTCCAAATAGAATCAAAACCTAGTAATACTACTTCTTCAAACCCCATGATTGAAGCTTGAGCCATAGCATTTGAACCTGCGAAAAAATTCACAGCGAACTCTGGGTCATCATCTGTCCCAGCCATATTGATGATACGCCACTTAGGGTCGACACCAAGAATATGAACTTGTTTACCTAAGTCTTCATATTCGTTACCGAATATTTGGACATGGTCAAATCTTTCTGTATCAGACTCATAAATCTCATAGCCTTGAAATGATGATAACATCATATCTTTGTATTCTTTTGGTATAGGTGACCAATCAGGAAAAATACACCAATGGTCTTTTGGGTAATCTGATTGACATATTTCTTTTATGATACCAGCGTCACCTGAAAGTAAATAATCTGGTTCAAAGTCTCTATATAAAGCATTACAACCAAAAGTTTTACCTGGTAATTTAGATAAGTCTACACCCTTTCTTGAAGGGCCGTTTCCTATGATGTAGGCTCTTTCCATAATCCTAATAATAAAGTTCTAATCTTTGTATGTTCTAATTCAATAAATGGTTCTAACTTTCTAAGTATCTTACCTTTCATAGGCCAAATAATCTTTTCACTAATCATTTTATCGTAGTCATTAAAGATATTAAATATCTTGTCACACGCTATCATAGTTTCTTGAGATATATTACCACCTAGATATTCACGCAGTAAGTTTGAATGTTGACCATTCTTTATACCAAGAACAACATCTAAATCTTTATACTTATCAAATAACATTTTCATTTCTTCATTAATTAAATAAGTAAGTTTTTGTTTTCTCTTTTTAAAACTCTTATAGTTTTCTTCACATTCTTGTTCGAGTAATCTTCTACTAAATATCTTTTCTTTTGAAAGATTAGCTATATAGAAGTCTCTAAGTTCGTTAACATTGTTGTATTGTCTGGCTAGTTTTGCGAAATGATACTTATCATTTCGTTTGAGGTAAGAATTGATTGAGGCTGATACTTTACCATTATACTGAAAAAAGTTATAACTATCGGTATGAAAGTGGTTACTAATAGCCAAATACAAACAATACGCATCATATCCTTCTCTACTGTTCATCTCCAAAGTCCCATATACCTAACACATAATTTTCAGCTGCATCTTCTGCATATTGTTCACTATGATTTCGAATAGTTTTTTGTCCTTGAAAAACCTGTTTTATGAAACAAGTAATTATATATTCACCGTCTCTATTTTCATGAACTTGAGCCCACCTATCTCCGTCCCGAAAGTCATGTATTAACTCCATCTTGGTCTATTTGGTAGTGAGTTTTTTCTATCTGCTAATCTTTGTCTTTTGATAGCTTCAGCTTTCTTTCTTTGTCTTTTAGCTGATGGTTTTTCATAGAACTCCCTTTTCTTACATTCTTGAATTATACCAGCTCTTTCACATTTCTTTTTAAACTGACGCAACATCTGGTCAAAAGAAAGTTCTTTCTTTTTATGTCTAAAGTTTTTCTTGAAATGTTTTCTTTGATGATAAGATTTTTGTTTTTGTGGTCTCATAATTAAATCGGTAGTTTCGCTTTTGAACCAGAGTCTTTCACCATTTTAAGACCTACTGCTTCGGCTTTTATTTTTTCTTTTAGTGGTGGTGTCACCAGACCTTTTACTGAATCTGGTTCTAAATGATTTTCTTGACAAAATAAAACAATCGCGTCTATGTAAGAACATCTTTTATCTATGACTAATTGTTCAATAGATGTAGAAAACTTCTTCTTCGTTAAAATCATAATATAATGCTATCCTATACCCACTATTCTAATCTGTCAATGCCCTAATGTTTCTCTCAAATTTATATTTGTCCTTAAAGTATCTCATAACACCATATACACGGTCATTATCTATCATGTAACCATTCATACTGATTGAGGCTAAAAGTATTAGTGAGTATCTATACATTATTCTGGTGGATTATTATGTTTTCTTCGTTGTGTTTTCTTTTCCCAATCTTCTATGGCATGTTTAATAGTTTCTTCAGCCAAGACTGAACAATGTAATTTAATTGGTGGTAATTCAAGAGCATCTGCGATTTCTTTATCTTTGATAAGTTTGGCTTCTTCAAGAGTTTTACCTTTTAACATTTCTACAAACATTGTACTTGAAGCGATAGCACTACCACAGCCGTAAGTCTTGAACTTAACATCTATAATCTTATCATCATCATTCAGTTTCAAATCCAGTTTCATAACATCACCACAAGCTGGTGCACCTGCAAGACCTGTCGCTACCATAGGGTCTTTTGGGTCAAATCTACCGACCGCGTGTTTCTCTGGATTCTTTAGAACATCTTCGAATCTTTCTACTACTTGTTTACTGTATGCCATATTGTGACCTTTTTGTGAAATCTCTTTTTTTCTTTATAATTATTATTTATATAAAAACATAACTGTTATAAATAATAATGTAAGAAATAATTCTTACTGTTTTAATTATTTATAAGGAAAACGCCATGACAACTTTAAAACTTGCTTGGCGTAGACACGGCGAAGAAATAAAAGCCTCTGTCGAAAATATATTAGAAGTTGGATTCATAATTCTTGGACTAACTTCTCCTGTCTGGATTATATTTTTCTCAGGACTATAAAACTTAGGCACTACACCAAGTCTTACATATTATATTCGGCCCTATAGTGGTCTCGGAGGACTTTTAGCTCCTCAAGCCAGTTCTCTGCCTTTTCAACAAACAACTGAGCCTGTCCTGTTTCCTCTACAGCTACAATCGTTACTATTTGTTCTATCTTTTCATTATAGTGTTCTTCAAACATTTTAGCATATGCTGATTCTTGCATGAAGTAGTTCTTAATCTTACTCGGTGTTTTCTTCTTAGTTGATGTTTTAAAATCTACAACGGATAATTTATCATCAAACTTCGCGATACAATCCACTCTTCCAGCCATTTGTAGTTCGTCTGAATACATAGACTTTTCTAACATATAAACATCGCCCAATCGGTTCGTGATTTCTTTTGTCTGATTAAACATCATCAAATCTAGTGGTAAAGCCTTGTCAATCATTTCTTGAGTAAGAATGTTGTTAACATAATCTTCTTGAAGTTGATGATATCTTGTACCTCTAGAGGCCGCCTGTCTTGAGATTTTATTAGCTTTCTTTTCGCCTACTGCTTTTCGCCATTTCTGAATCCAGACTTTGTTTAATATTCCTGTAACAGAAGTAACAGAAGGATATCTATTACCACTTGGTGTCACATAATATCTTTTACCATCTACCGTTTCTGTAGGTAAATTTATTCCATCATAACCTGATAGATGATTAAAATTCTTTTTGTATATTTCTTGGTTCATATTCTAATTTAACTATAACTTTATCGCCTTTTCTTGTGCCATTTTCATAAAGCTGGTCATACATACCTGCTGCACCATCCTTAACACCTGAGTTATAACCTAATTTAACTCCTATGTAAGCTCCCAACATTAATGCTCCCACTACGAAGATATCTATTTCCATTAATCTACTACTCCATGTTTCTTTAATACTTCTCTAGTTTTAACTTCTTTTGTGGATTTTCGTGTTCTCTCACTAGCTAAACTAGAACTCGGGTGCCCTTCAGCCACCTTATCAAGAACTTCTCCGAAACCACCTTCTTTATTTCTTACACTAACTGAACCGACAATGTTTGGTGCCGATACTCTTTGTTGTAGATGTGGATTATCTTTTTTAAATTCATCTAGTTTAGTATAAGACATAAAGTGGTCTTCTACTTCTTCTGTCTTTGTATTATAGAACTCGTAGGTCGGCATCTTCTAAATTAAACTCCTCTTCAATATCATCTGGACAACCATTGTGTCCTATCAATGATAATAATTTTTGTTCTTCTCTCCATAGGAGAAAGTGTTCTGCTACTTGTCTAGTAGTATGTGTCAATGTACTTACTGGTTGTCTTCTCATGAAAAATCCTCTGAATCTGGTATTGGTATACCGTAGTCATTTAGTTTTTGTGTCTTTACTGAACCCTTAGTTCTTACAATTCTAGTCTTTGAATCCATAACATCAGGTATTATTTTTTGATACTCTAAAATATTGGCTTCAAGTTCTTTCATTTTTGATTCAAGTGTAGAAATCATATCTACCTTTTCTTGTATCTTGATATGAGTTTTACTTAAAGCCTCTTGTAGTTGTTTTACATTATCTTTGAGTATTTGTATTTCTTGTTGTTTTTTTCCAATCATATTTTTTTAACAAATTTTTTAAGTATTTTTTTCTCTTCTAATGTGAAAGAGTCCATAGTTTTAGGACCCCAAACAGTGCCAAATCTTACACACTTGTCAGCTGTCTTGACCATAGTATTCCATAATTCATCTTCCATTTGAGATTTATGGGTCTTATCGTCCGTCACTTTGTATATAGCTTGGCCTAATTTACAGAAAAACTCTTCTGTAGGAGTTGGGTCATAATAACCCCTTGGTTTACCTCGATATAAGTTGCTTCTATTCGCTAGTTGGTTCATCATCTTTTCCTTTCTTATAATCGTTAATATCTACAACCTTATCTGTCTCACCAGTAAGGTCTTTTATAGGTGCGTTTTCTAAATCCATATCTTTCAAACCATTCAAGTCAAAATCAGGTTCGAATGTTATTTCACCGAAGTCTTCATCATCTAATGGTTCACCAGCCACAAAAGTTGGTGTTAATTCTTGACCTAATAATTCAGCAGCTAAATTTTCTCCTTTCATTATTAGTTCATCATAATATGGAGCAAGTTTTATATACTCACCCATTATTTGTGCAAAAATCATAGCCATCTTGTGAGCCTGTTGACTCTCCCAAGTGACCTCTTCTTGCACTGTGTCCTCGTTCTCACAAAAGACAACTTGAACATCTTTACAACCAGAAGTAATACGAATGAACGCATCTCCTTTTTGTCCTTTAATAGTAAATTTATGAATCATGATATTCTCTCAATCTGTAATAAATTAATAGTTCTTCGCGTTCATAGACTGGTCTAACTGTATACAACTCTCTCTGGTCTCCAGAAGGGTAATGAATATTTGTATTGATGAAACAATTTGGGTCTTCTGCATGATTTATAAACCCACCTAGTGGTGTTCTAATCCATTCTCTCCTTTCATCTTGCCATA